TCCACTTCTGCTAAATATTCTTTAGCAGCTTTTCTTTCTTCATCGTTACCAACCACGGAATTTATTAATGCATTAAAGTACTTTAGGTCCGCCATTTTTTCTCCTTATTTTTTAGTTGCGCTAAATCTAATATCCGCTTTACCATAAACACACAATCCGCATGACACGCATGCAGAACCGTTAGTTGAAATTAGCGGAATGCTTTTCATATTTTCAGGACACTTAGCACCAGGCTTGCCCGTTAATTCTTTCATAACATTTTCGGTGACTGCGAATGTCTTCCCTAAGTATGCAAGACGGATACCGTTATCACGCTTTAACTCATGACCAATTTCTTTATTCTCATCATCCGTTGAATAGTAAAGAGATAAATTAGATATATCCTTAAGGATAAGCGCTGCAGACTTAACACGTGTATAGACCCAAAATTGCACGTCGGTGTTATTATCGATAACATTCTTCCACGCATATGCGTAGGTATCATTAAAGAAATCGCCGTCCCAGTGGATACGGAATAGCATTTTAGCATTGCGCTTGACACAATCTTTTTTAAAGTCTGCAATCATATCTTCAATTAAGTTAACCATGGTAGGTTGGTCCGCATTGCGTAGCAATTCCCAATTGTGCAAGAGAACGGCCCTTACTCCCTTGTATACCTTTTCGAGTTTTCCTGCATAGCAGACACTCTCACAAATACTAGTGGCACCAGGGCACGAGAAAGCCTTTCCAGCAGGCAATCCGAAAGTGTTGGCAATTGTTGGGGTTTTTCCATTAGGGGAGACGGCATTAGCAACCTTTCTATCATTAGAGCGTTTTAATTTCATTAGTTGGCCTTTCGTTAGTAAGGTTGCAATTATAGCAGAATAGACTGACATTTTTTCAAACCCGCTCAAAATTCTAGGGTGATTTTGATCACACCCGTAACGACACGCCCGACTCCGCAGCTCTGCGGGCTTTGTCGACAATTTATTTATTGATCAATTTTATTTTTATGTTTTATTTTTCTATTGTATTTTTTTTTATTGCGAACAGGTTGCGCCGCATTACTGCGACGCAATTCCTGAATGCGTTTTACTTTATCTCGTAGTGAGTTTTGGAATAACATAACCACTCGCTTCGTGAAATCGTTTTACATCAAATCGCTCATTATCTTTAGCAAACATTTCAGCGAAATCATTTACCATTTTAGAAAATACAGCAGGGTGAGTTTTGTTGCTCGCATACTTTAGAATTTCTGCGGTAGCGACATAATCTTTTCTAGTCATCATTTTACTGCCACCATTCCACTACGATAAAAAACTTTTGTATAGCATTTGCCAGTTGGCGTGTATAGATTTACAGTTGAGTATTCGTTAGCCATTCCCCAATCGGTAAATAAGAAAAAGTTTTCCCACGCACCGAATTCGTTTTCGTATTCGGCAGACCAATGCGGGGCGTTGCTATCATAGGCGCAAGTTAGTTTATACATTTAGGTTTTCCCTTTCGTTAGTTGAGCATAAGCATTTTGTTAGTTGTATTGTATCACCGACCACCGACAAGGTGGCAAGTGTTGAGCAATTATCACAAATAAAGATTTCCATTTATTTATTCTCCTGAAAAAAACTGAGCGGATTACATTGGCAAGCCTCTACATCATAATTATCTTCATCTCCGTAGTATAGCCAGCCTTTTCCGTAGCAGGTATCACACTCTAAAATCTGAGTGTATAATTCTTTCATTCTTCCCATTTTAGTTTTCCTTTCGTTTTGTTATTGCTTATTATAGCCTAAGCCACCGACATTTATTCGGCTTCGGGGCTATTGAATAAGGCTCCCTCATTGAGTAAGCCTAATTCAATGTTGAACATTTCATCGGGGGTGGCTTCGGATAAATCTACCCAGCCAGCACCCTCATCATTCATTCTAAAAATTTCAATGTATCCCATTATTATTCACCAACCTTTACTGCGATTGTTGCGAATTTATTTCGCAAGCCACCCGCATTTATTTCGATTAGGTAGGCTTCAGTATTTTCGCCATACCAAATTTCTGGGCGGTGTTCAGCAGAAATAATCTCACCTGAAAAGTGGCGAGTATTTGAGCGATAGTTTTTTCCTACAAGTAGGCTTTCGATTGTGTATAGTTTGGTAGCCATTGGCAGACCTTCTTTCGTTTGTTGTTATAGCACCATTATAGCCGATAGCACCGACATTTTTCTACTTACTAGCCAGTAATTCCAAATAATGAGACGCTCAAGCCGTGTGTTCTTCGTCACATCAAAATGTCCGATTTGTCTGTCAAATCGACACGCCGCAGAATTCAGGGTTTTTTATAACAATGTCGTAACGACACGCCCGAGTGCGGCAGCTCTGCGGGCTGTCAAGCCGACACGCCGTTGTGTCGGTATGATTTACATCACAATTTCATTAGTCTGAAATTCTGACGGCTACAGTAGCCCACTCATCTTGAAATGAATTAGTAGGGCGATAACGAATTACAAAATCTTGCCAACCCTCGGCAGGATAAGTATCCTCACGCTTTTCAGCAAAGTTTATTATTCCACCATTATAGCGACGGCGGAGAGAAGTAGGTGAATAGTATTGATCCACCAATAAATCTACAATAGAATAACCTCTCATTGGTTTTCCCCTTTCTTTTCAGTAATTTTAGCAGATAGCACCGACAAGGCTTCAGCCTTGCTTTTTTCACGTTGTGCTAAAACGTGTTTCTTGAATTCATCTAAATTCATTTTAGTTTTTCTCCTTAGTAGGTAGAGCGAATAAATATTTTAGCAGAGCCTTGCGCTCATAAGTAGTTAATTCTGGGTGATTAGAAATCACGCCACCATTTTGGTATTCCCAAACAATTTTATTAAAAGTTTTTTCGGATAACATTACATCACCCAACTTTCTTGAGTGTATGCTAACCACTCACCAAGAGTCATTAAACCCTTGTATTCATTACATTTACCGCAAAACATTTCGCTTGCGTAGTCTGAGCAAAAAACGCAGACGATTAGATTAGCCTCATCGGCTTGAACATTAGAGAGAGTAATCTCTCGGATTAGTGTAGTCATTTATTGACCACCTTTCTTTTAACGATTAAAACCTTATTTAATCTTGATACTAGTATCCTATCACCTACCACTGACATTTTTACCCGTTTTTCGGGCGTGTCGGAAAACTATTTTTGTGATTTAGGTCATGTGGATAACTTACGCTCAGAATTCCAGGGTTTTCCACAGCTGTGCATAAACCTGTGGATAACGCCCCCAAAAGACTGCGGGCCGATCTGACAATTGTCAAATCGACACGCCGATAATTAGCGCAAATCTTTTGTGAGTTCTCTCACATCTTCTTTTAGCATTGGCCACGCCATACGCAATAAGGATACGACGGAAACTAGTAGGGCTAATTGGACGGCGGTAGTTAGTAAGCGATTAGTAGTCATTACTTATTCTTCTTTCTCTTATAAATCTTATAGGCAATTAGTAGGGCGGTAGTAATAGCGATAGTGTGCCAAGGTAAGTAGATAGCCCCTAAGAAACTATCTAACTCAAATCCGTATTCGTTAGTTATGTGTAACTCAAATCCGTTAGGTATCATTTATTTAATTCCTAACATAGTAGCGACATTATCTAATTCTTCATCTGTAAGATGGTCTAACTCAATAGCCTTAGAAAATCCAAAGAAATCTTCTTCGGTATCTAGTGCCTCGTTATAGGCTTCTTCTTCATCAAGATAAACATAAGCATCTTTTACATCTTCTTGGATAGTATCCCATTTAGTCATCATTACTTTACCTCTACTTCTCTAATGTTGTAAGTGAAACCCTTACCTAGTTTTTCTAATTCTTTTATTACGGCTAAGATTTCTTCGGGCTTACTAGCCTTTTGATTTACGGCTAATAGTTGAGAGCCTTGCCATAGTGTATAAGTGATAGTCATTATCTGTTCTTCTTTCGTTAGTAGTTATAGTGGAATTGTAGCCGATAGGGCTGACATTACCTAGCATAGGGCTAGGTGTGTCGGTGTGAGTTATCTCACACCCTTATCTTTTGCTAATTGCTCAGCATAGACGGGGTCGGATACGCTATCCGCACCAAACTCTAGATAGATGTCTAGATAGATGTCATCATAGTAATCGTTCATTAGGTTACTCCCAACTTCTAGTAGTAGCATAAACCTTGCGAGTGCTAGGCTTGTAATTTTCTAACTCTACGAGTTCTACCTCTAGGATAGTGCCTCTTAGGGCTAGTAGGTCAAGATACTCATTAGCATCTTGTTCGGTATTCATTAGAACACCTAAGCAAGTAGAGAACTCTCTACTTAGTGGATAGAGAGGATTAGTATTCATCTCCATTTTATACTTTAGTGAAAACATTTTGTTTTCCTTTCTTAGTAAGACTTTCTTACTTTCTTTATACTATAAGCCTAACACGGGGCACTGACATTTAGGGGGGTTACTGGCAAGTATTCGCAAACTATTTTTGTGATTAGCATCACACTCACGCTCAGAGTTAATAATCTATGGGCGCACTAAATAGACAAAACGGACATTTTAAAACTCTGGATCATACAAAATAAATCTCTATTAACATTTTCATAAATCTTAATTACTAGTCGACTGCAATTTATATTTAGTACCAACAGGCGGGTACCTAGGAGTTTTAAATTTCTTTCTACCATTGCTCTTAGATATATTACATTTTGCGTGAGATGGTTTTACATTTTCAATATGGTCAGATCCTCCTTTGGATAAAGGTATTACATGATCTAGATGTAAAGCATATCTCCATCCTTTACGACCAGCAGTTCTAGGAGCTGAAAAATCTATAGGCTCATTGCATATATGACAACTTGTTCCATGCAATAATAAAATTTCAAAAACAGAATATTGGCCTGGATCAGTCCAAACCTCTACTGCACCTTGATTGCTTCTTCTCATATCCAAATATTAGCAAAATAAAAAAGTTTCGTCAAGGTATTGACCTAGGAAAATCTGCCATGTTATACTTAAGGCTGGTTTTCGGGGGGTTTACACTAAGACTCAAATGTACCAAGTAATTCTTGGGAGTTTAGTAAAAGCTTCTCTCTTATCCAACTATAACATTTTTGTTAAAGGGGGGAAAGGGGGGTTTTGCTAAAATCTAAATCCCCAAGTAGCAATTAGAAAAATATAATATATATAAGGGATAATTGTAAGAAAAACTGAATAGAGGAAAAATGAATAAAGTAAAAGCCATATTGGCTATAGTAGTATTAATGGGATCACTTGCTGTATTTGAAGCAACATCTAATAAAGACTGTATTACTGTATATGTAGACTATGGAACATTAGAAAAGTCGACATTTAATGAATGTATCAAATCATCAGAAACTAAAGCAATTGATTTATTGGTAAACAATAACTTCACTTTGCAAGGAACTGACAAATACAAGGACGCAGTCCTCTGTCGTTTAAATAATCTGCCTAAAGAGGCGGAATGCAAAGATATGCCATCAGAGAATGCCTATTGGGCTATTCTAGTAAAGGAAGACCAAATACTATTTGAAGACTATGTATGGGCACAGGTTGGTATCGATCAATTGATACTATCTCCTGGAGATTCTCTAGCTTTAGTATTTGCAACTAATGGATCTGTTAACTTCCCAGCATAGAGTATCTACAAGATCCAGACTTCTTGTATTGGTGCTACATTTATCAATGTTAGTTTCAACAAATGAAATTACATCTTACATAATGAGATTTTATAATGGTCATTATGGATTACTAGATAATTTATTCTAGTTGACTAGAATATTATAATAGTATACAATAGATACAATGGCTTCTCATAGAATTGTTATTTGTGATAAATGTAGGCGGGAAATAGAAGTAAGATCTGGATTTGCCCATATGACACTATTCAATCACCAAAAAACATGCAAGTAATGATATACTGGATATAGAAAAAATATTTTATTAACATTTTGTTAATTATAAAATACTAGTCGACTAGGATATATATGGCAGAGAATGAGAACACATCTTGTTTTACATACAAGGTTGAAATGATTATTCAAATATTAGCAGCAGATCAAGAAACAGCTCGTATGCAACTTGATGATAAGGGTGGATATGTAACATCACGAAAAGTTACATTCATGGATTCAGTACAAGTATATAAAGGCAATAAGTTAACTAAAAAAGATAAAGAAGCTTTACCTGATTAATTAAAATTTAAAAAAGCGGGGACACTAAGAAATTCTCTTGCTATAATTAAGCTATATGAGACACTCTTATAGGTATTACCTAGGATGAAGTCCGAAAAGCTCTCTATAGCCAAACAGAAGGCTCATTTGGCATCATATATCAGAGACCTTAAAGAAAAATCTCCTTGTAGAGACTGTGGGAAGTTTTATCCATACTATGTCATGGATTTTGACCACGTCCGTGGCAAGAAGCATGCAAATGTAATGGAACTTATTCCCACATTGTCTAAGAAGAAGATAGATGAAGAAATAGCCAAATGTGAGATAGTATGTTCTAATTGTCATCGTATTAGGACTCATATGAGACGTATAGCTAAAAAGGGTAAATAATATGTCTTCTCTTCCCGCCGCACTTTTTTCGGGCGCACTTTTCAAATCGCACTTTATTTAGTATACTAGAATTATGGATAAACCACACTATAACGTAATCATCGCCACCCCAGGAATGGATATGGACGGCGGGTACGTTAGATCGCTCACAGAGACTATCGCTGAGTTAAACAAGCGTAACATCAGTAATATATGGATAGGAGATCATTTTTCCATAGTAAATCTAGCTAGAGAGTTTACCTTAGATGCGGGATACCTACTAGATAAAGACGAAATAGATTATTCAGCAAAGGGACCTATAAGAGATACTGTTACTTATGATAAAATTTTTCTTATAGATTCCGACATATCTTGGACAACTGATCAGTTTTTAAAACTATACTATTCAGAAAAAGATATTGTTTCTGGTCTTTATATGACGGTTACTGGCCAACCAACGGTATATCCAAAGGATAAAGAATCTTTTGCAAAAAAGAACCTTGCGGTAGACGATGAGATCATTGAAGTCACTGGATTTGGATTAGGTTTTGTTTGCGTTAAAAGTGGAGTATTTGAAAGTCTTGAAAGACCATGGTTTCAGTTTCTTTATACTGATAGATATTCCCCAACTCCAAAAACATTTATGATAGGAGAGGATATTTCATGGTGTATGCGTGTTTCAGAATTAGGATACATATTATATTCTGATTTAGGGGTTAAGGTTAAACACTGTAAAAAAATTTTTTTAGGATAGTTTTTTGGACCATAGCTCAGTTGGCAGAGCGTAGAGCTGTTAACTCTAATGTCCCAGGTTCGAGCCCTGGTGGTCCAGCTTAGCACCAGTAGCCAAGTTGGTTAAGGCCCCGAACTCATAATTCGGCTATCGTAGGTTCAAGTCCTGCCTGGTGTACTTAGCGACTATTGCATAGTGGTAGTGCGTAACCTTGCCAAGGTTAATGTGCGAGTTCGATTCTCGCTAGTCGCTCCAAACCTCTGTAGTTCAGTGGAGAGAACAATGGACTTCTAAGCCATGTGTCGCAAGTTCGATTCTTGCCAGGGGTACAAAAAGAAAAAATCCCATTCAGAGGCGGATCCGAATGGGTTTTCCTAGTGTATTGCTACACATTATACTGGGAGCTTAATCTGTGGGATGCTACAACCAGTACATAATTATTATAAAATAACTATTGTTCTAAGTCAATAGTGTCTTGCACAAAGTTTATATCAGTATTTGGTGTGTCTGGAACAAATGAGGGTGTAGGACCAAGCAGGTATCCTTGATTATGATATTCGACCATTTTGGAAGTATCTTCTGACCCCACTAATTTATTTGATATTAGGGTAAGTAGGTCATAAATTCTATGTAGCATAATGTAGTTGACCATTGGTAGATTATCTTCTAAATTCTGAGGTTGTTCTTTATTTTCCGTCATTTGGTCTACCTAGATCTTCCCAAAACTTTTCCCGCCCCATGGCGTCAGTCTCTTTAATAGTGCCTCCGTCAGTTAGAATCGACGGCTGATTTAAGTTTTCCATAGTATTCCAATCCAACATCTTTTTTAAAGCTACAAGATAGGCAGTATAGATATATTATACCTTCGTTTGTTTCGTTGCACATTAAAGGGCCCTGATCCATAGGACATTCAAGTCTAGGAACAAGGCCCTTCTCTGCTAGGAGCAGGTATTTAGACACATACTGTATCTTCATATACCTACCCTTCTAATTTTTGAATTCTATTAGGAATTCTTTGTATCTTTCCCCATTTAGGGAAGACCATGATGACCAATCGGTTCCGCCCTTAGTCATATAATACGTTATCTCTGCATTTATTACTGGATCAAATAATGTGATATTTGATTTTAATTCAAATTTTTCTTTACGATCTACGCCGAGGTTACCCAACATATTGATCTGAAAAATTCCATAGGAACTGTCTCCAGTTTTCCTGTTACCATTGTAAGCCATAGGCCTTGCATTGGATTCTGACTTAGCAATAGCCCAAGCCTGTTTAAGGGCTTTTCCTTCAAAGCCAACAGCTGATAGAAGTTCTTTTAGTTCTCCGTCTGTTAGCGTCTCAGAAGGCTTGTACACAGTAGTGCTGTACTTCTCTAAGGTTTCTTTCTTTAGTTGTACTGTAGATTTCACAGGTGTTTCCACCTGCAATGCTTGAGTTATTGTTGGCCCAGGCTGGACAGTAAATAAGAATAATGTTATCATTCCTATATAAGACCAGTTATGAGCAACATCACTCAACCGTTGTTTTATATTCTCCATTGGCATTTCCTCCTTTAGAGATAACGAACTATAATAGTAGCATTACTTGACAGTAGGTGTCAAGCTAGTCAACCAGAAAGATTAAAATGGAAATATCATATTCTACGCCTAGATCCAACTTGACAACCAAGAATGGTTACGGTCACGCTGGATTTAAAGTAGCAGAATGTCTAACTAAAATGGGTCATAGATTAACTTATCAGAACCCTAAAGCTAAATTACAAATTAATTTTTCACAACCTACAAATTATAAATTACATAGAAATCAATATCAGATTGGTTATACTCCATGGGAATCAACAGTTATTCCAGAATCTTGGAGAGAAAGAATAGATTCTTGTGACGAGTTTTGGACAACATCTCAATGGTGTAAAGATGTATATGAGAATAATGGATTTAAGGTATCTAATGTTTTCCCGCATGGCATAGATCCAATGTGGTCACCTAAAAAGCGAGAGTATACAAATGTTGTAAAGTTCTTACATGTTGGCGAACCAGCAGAAAGAAAAGGCGGACAAGATACAGTAAACGCATTTATAAAAGCGTTTGGTAATAATCCTAATTATACATTAACAATAAAGGCTCATAAGTCTAGCGTTCTAAGGGTATACGATAGAGAGGGAAGCATTCTTGGACTTCCCCACGAAATGTATAGTAATATTAAATTAGATGAAAGAGAATTAGAGGATAACGAGTTGGTAGACATGTATCATCAACATGATGTTATGATCTATCCTACTTATGGAGAAGGATTCGGATTCATTCCATTTCAAGCACTTGCAACAGGCATGCCAGTTATATCAACATACGAATGGGCAGACTATAAAAAGTATCTAGGTCCTCTAAAGTTAAACTCTACACTTATAGATTCTCCTTGGAATGTGATGCATCCTGGAAAAGTTTACAAGCCAGATAGCAATCATTTAGTTAATTTGATAGAAGATGCTGCAGCTAATTTTAAAGCATACTCTGGATATTATTATGCTCAGTCAACTGAAATACATAAAGAATATAATTGGGATCAGTTGACTAATAAAGCTTTTGAAGAAGTATTTAAAAAAATATCATAACCCCTTCCCCTTTGGATTAAAGTTTGGTAGAATTGGACTTCAACTAAAATTATAAACCGCAAGGCGGAGAAAAGGTGTTATTTAAAAATGTCAAGAACTATTGAAAACCCATACGAAAACTTTATTGCATTGTCACGTTATGCAAGATGGATATCAGAAGATAACCGTCGTGAAACATGGGGTGAAACAGTAGATAGATATTTTGATTTTATGACAGATCACCTAAACAAAAATCACTCATACGTGCCAGAGGAAAAACTTCTTAAAGAATTAAAGGATGCAGTTTATAATCGCAATGTAATGCCATCAATGAGATCAGTGATGACTGCAGGTGCTGCATTAGATAGAGATCATGTTGCAGGCTATAACTGTTCATTTGTTCCAGTAGACTCACCACGTTCATTTGATGAAACAATGTATATCTTGATGTGTGGAACAGGTGTTGGTTTCTCTGTAGAATACAAGTATGTTAATAAGCTTCCTGCCGTTCCAGAAGCATTTGAAAAGTCTACAACCGTAATTGTTGTTGAAGATTCTAAGACTGGATGGGCAAAGGCTTATCGTGAACTACTTGCCATGTTATGGGCAGGACAGGTTCCAGCAATTGATGTAAGTAAACTACGTCCAGCAGGTGCACGTCTTAAGACAATGGGTGGTCGCTCATCAGGTCCACAACCATTAATTAATTTATTTGATTTTACAATTGCAAAGTTTAAAGTTGCAGCAGGTCGTCAGCTAAAGCCTATTGAGGCACACGATATTATGTGCAAAATTGGAGAAGTTGTAGTAGTTGGCGGAGTTCGTCGTTCTGCAATGATTTCACTTTCTAATATTAATGATATTGAAATGGCTCAGGCTAAATCAGGTAACTGGTGGGAAAACAATTCACAACGTGCTCTTTCAAATAACTCTGTTGCGTATTCTCGCAAACCAGAGATGGAACAGTTTATTGCAGAATGGAAATCACTATATGACTCAAAGTCTGGCGAACGTGGAATCTACAATGTTGCAGCAGCCCAAAAGCAGGCAGCTAAATATGGACGAAGGGACCCTGAAGTACATTATGGAACCAACCCTTGTTCAGAAATTATTCTCCGTCCTTATCAGTTTTGTAATCTTTCAGAAGTCGTATTACGTGAAAAGGATACAAAGAAAGATATCGAAAGAAAAGTAGAGCTTGCTACAATTCTTGGTACATGGCAAGCAACTTTAACAGACTTTAAGTATCTTCGTAAAATTTGGAAAGATAACACAGAAGAGGAACGCCTACTAGGAGTTTCTCTAACTGGACAATTTGGGCATAAGTTTATGTCGGGTAAAGAAGACCTAGTTTCTCTGGAAGCATTTCTAATGTCTTTAAGAGAAAAGGCAAGAGAAGTAAATACAGAAGAGGCTGGGAAAATTGGGATTCCACAGTCTGCCGCTATTACATGTGTAAAGCCTTCAGGCACAGTATCTCAATTGGTCGGGGTGTCTTCAGGAATGCATGCCTGGCATTCTCCATATTATATTCGTACAGTTCGTGGTTCAAAGGGGGATCCAATCTCTACATTTTTGAAAGAAGTTGGAATTCCAGTAGAAGATGATGTAATGAAGCCAAATGACACATACGTCTTTTCGTTTCCAGTAAAAGCACCAGAAGGTGCAATTGTCAGAAATGATTTAACAGCAATTGAGCATTTAAATATTTGGCTAGTTTACCAACGTGCATGGTGTGAGCATAAGCCATCAATTACAGTTTCAGTTAAAGAAGATGAGTGGATGGAGGTTGGCGCTTGGGTATATAAGCATTTTGATGAAGTATCAGGTATTTCATTCCTGCCACATTCAGATCACTCATATAAACAAGCTCCATACCAAGAAGTTTCTAAAGAAGAATATGAAAATCTGCTTTCTAAGATGCCTAAGAGCATTCGTTGGGAAGACTTATCTTTTTATGAAACAGAAGATGGTACAAGCGGAACACAGACCCTTGCCTGTACTTCAGATGGAAATTGTGAGATTGTAGACATTTCCGCTTAAAGGGTATATAATAAAGATTGGGGTAAAACCCAAAATTCCTGGGCACACGGCCCAGAAATAAGGAGGATCTAAATTGGCAACAAAAGAAGATCTTAACAATGATGGAAAGGTAACTATGCAAGAGAAAATTCTAGCAGCGTTAGCAAGCTATGGTCGTCACTTTTTAGGTGCGGCTATTGCTCTTTACATGACTGGAAATACTGACCCAGGAGACCTAATCAAGGGTGGTATTGCGGCTTGTCTACCAGTTATTTTGAAGGCACTTAATCCAAATGAAAGTTCATTTGGCTTTACAAAGAAGTAAAATTCAGTAAGTAATTAGGACGGCTCCTATGCTAAAATGGGCATAGGAGTTTTCCTATTAGGAGAGTTTGCAAATGGCAGGACAAAAAAACTGGGAAGTAGATCAAAATACTAC